CAAGAACTCATCATGATTTCCTGCGATCCAATATACGTTAACACCTTTATTAGACATTCGTATAATTTGTCTGATAACATCAGTATGTTCCTTTGGCCAATACCATTTCTTTTGAAGACGCCAGCCATCTACAATATCTCCGACGAGATAAAGATTCTCACACTTTACTTCTTTGAGAAACTCTAGTAGTTTTTTAGCTTGACAGTGTTTCGATCCAAGATGTAAATCTGATATAAACACTGACCTATACATTACTTACACCATCCAACACAGCGTTGTAACTTGATGAATGCTTGGTTCTTATAGTATTCGTCATCAGGGTGAAATGTATCGCTCAAATGAGAGATACCAGCATCGATTTCAAATCTGTCTGTCACACGCCATCTGCCATACAACATTGAATGAGTAGACATATCTTTCAATGCGTTAACATCATCATTCTTATCTAATCGAGAGATGCCATCAGCATCTTCTTCCCATTTAAATCCAAAGATTACACCTGTATGTAATCCAAGAAACTCAGCTTTTGCTACTGTAATCCAACAACCTGACATTAATACTGCGATTGCTGTTGTAATAATAATCCTCTTCATAACTTATCCTGTTTTATAATCTCGGTAGTTACAATCGGTTCATACGTCCACTGATTGAACGATCGATATTCTTTATATCGAATACCATCCTTCTCATATATGGTCAATGCACCATCCTGCTCAATTATCTTCAAAACTTATACCCCAATGTCATATATGTTACACTATACTCTTCTTCTGCATCATCAGTGATATACAAATCTCTAACAGAGTATGTTACCTTTTCGGTCAACTTATAAGAAGCAGTAAATTCATTTTTAGTCAGTTCGTGTTCCTGACCATTTTCAAACAGATACTTATTTGTAAGTGTCCATTTACTTTCTGGATGTTTATACCTAACCCAGACAGAGTTACGATAAACCATCTCACTATAACCTTCGATGCCCATCATAGTGAGAGTAAATTCGTTGGATACTTTCCATCTATCATCGCGATAGATTTTCCAACCCCAGCCAACACCCATATGAGGGCGAAACTTTTGTGTTTCTCTGAATTTGTTGTAGTTGAAACCTACATTGTTGATGGCATAGTGTTTCTCAGACAGTTTGAGAATCACTTCATATTCACCATCACCACGGCTTGTTTTCTCATCACCATCAATTGTTGTATAATAATAGTTTGTTTCTGTTTCAAACTGCCACTGTTCGTATTCTCTATTCCATTTTTGATGAGCATTGATATTCTTACCAACACTATCCTCGACCTTATAACCGATGTTTATTGAACCAGAGTCTTTAGCAAGCGCAGGAACCGCAAAAGCCAAATACAATACGCCTATTAGGATAATCCAATGAATTGGTTTCATTTTCTGCGGCTCTTATCAATAGCACGAGAGCCAAACCAGAATGAAATGATTGCGGCGAAGATAGCCTTTGTATCCTCATCCCACAAAATATTAATTGCTTCCGAAAAGTCTGTGCCTTTTTCGAGTGCTTCCATCAAAAGTGTTACTTCAATAACAGCAAAAAGCCCAAAAAAGCAGTATGTGATAACAGGGCGAACTGACTTCTGTAAACCAGAAATAAACCCTGTGCCTTGGTTAATAGAGATGTCATGTTTAATCAACCTGTCATGTTCTTTGTCATCAGCCATCGTCTCATACATTTTGAACTCTTGATCAAAACCAGCCTGACGAAGTTGTGCCATTTTTTCCATCTTGGCAAGTTCGAACTTTTGTTCGTTTTTTTGTTTGAAATGGTCTGTGATTGCGGGAACAACTGAACCGCCAAATCCTAATAGACTACCTAAAATACCACTCAGCATTATGCACCTCCTGTAATACTTTATTTATACTTTAATATTCCCGTAATCTCCTGACAATCTATTAGAAAACTTAGTTGTATCAAAGAGTGCTGTATCATCATCCTGCCCGGAATCCGAGATATCTTTCTGTGCTTCTGTATCCAAATCATACAAACGCATTTTACTTCTATCTACACCGACCATAAAACGTTTGTTCTTTGTCGGATCTGAATACCTGTTCTTCAACTGTTTTACCATAATTTGACCTTGCTGTTCCAACTCCTCTGTAGAGATAAGAGCAAACATCAAATCAGCCGTTGCAGGCAAGCCAAAAGACTCAGATGTATCTGTCAGTTCAACATCACTATTTGCGTAACCACTTCTTGTTGTTTGTGTAGCACTGACAATAGGCAAATCAAATTCAACTGCGAGTCCCCGCAACTCTTCGGCAATGCTCTTAATGATAGTATAGGAGTTAGCATTAGCATTTGCCCGGAAGCGGGAACTCGCACAAATGTTCAGATAATCAATGAAGATAATATCAGGAACAAATGTTCTTTTTAGCTTCAACTCAGACAACAATGCCTTAAAGTGTCCAGCATGTGCCGAAGCTGTAGGATATTCTTTAATGACAAGACGACCTTCAATCTTGTTCTTAATTTTATCAATACGTTGTGTAAACATAGACTTCGACAAGTCTTTCAAATCTTGAATAGCCACGTTCATCATGTTTGCATCAATACGTTCTGCAATACGTTCCTCTGCCATTTCAAGTGTAATATACAAAACGTTTTTACCTTGTGCAATTGCACCAGCCGCCATATGACACATGAACAAGGATTTACCTACACCTGTGCCTGCAAGTGCAATGTTCAATGTTTTATTAGACAAACCACCTTCAGTAATTTTGTTAAAGAAGTCAAGATCAAACGGAATTTTTTCTTCAAGGCGATGATAAAAATCATAGCGGGACTCTGCATTTTCAATATAATCATGACCTACGTTACTATCAAAACCAACACCGAGAGCTTCTGATAGGATACTAGGCAGGGCATCCTTACTTAGTTCTTTTTCCGAACCGTCAATAATCTGAATAGACTGCATGATTGCATTATAAACAGCCTTATCTTTACAAAACTTTTCAGTTTCATCCTCAAGCCATTGTGCATCTGTGTCTTTGTCAGCTCGCAAACTGTTAATAACTGTTTCACATTTTACATACAAGTCTTCACTAACAGTTCTGTCCTCTTGTAGATTAATCAACAAGGCACTTTTGTTAGGAGGATTGTTGTATTTTTCAACAAAGTCCTTAATGACTGTAAAAACTTTTCTATCTTCGGCGTCTGAAAAATATTCCTCTTTTAGGAAAGGAATAACCTTTCTGACATAAGTTTCATCATTAATCAGATTCGATAATATTTGTGTCTCTATTCTCATTTATCCATTCACGCTTAACATCTTCAATACAGGGTTCACACAAGTATGTGTTTACTTCACCATCAGTAAAGCACATAGCAGGATCGTTTTCAAGTATTTCTTGCTCGCAACGGTCACAATACATTTTATTTTGCATAGTTATCTGTCCTTGAATTTAGTTTTTTATCTGGTGTTTCATTTACAAAATAAAACTGTAGAAGTGTTTGTCTCGCTATCGGGGATGACAATGCACCATCAAAACCATGGGATACCTCTGTAGTTTTGTCCCAAAAAATTAGACGATTGGGTTTGCATTTTATTTCACCTAATTTTGTATTTTGCCAAAATTCTAGATGTCCGCCCCAGCTTTCATCCCATTTGTTATTCAAATATAAAACAAGTCCTAAATGAGATGCACATTTTATTCTTTCATTCCATGTCCAATCTTTATGGACTGACAGTGCCTGTCCTGGTTCAATTTTACACAAACCAGCACCTTCTAACAAGGGATCAGTTATGATATCTTTTCTACCTACAGTATTTGTAACTAAGTTTAGAAAGGTAGTAGATTGCAAATAACTGTTAACATATTCAAGGTTAGGTGTATTGTCGAAGTTACGACACTCCCATCTACTAATATGTGTATTGGGTATAGATTTGTGTAAAAAAGTCTCTGTGTTAAATTCTTTTACACAATTATCAAACAAATCCTCAGGTAAAAAATTATCAATTACCCAAATGTTACTACCATATTTGTAGTGTTTAATCTTGATATGCTTCAGCGATATCATCTTCCGAAACTTCATCTTGAATAATATCACCGCTTGCAATCAAATAACGATTTGTAATCCAGTCAGTAAATGTTTTGTCTGCAAGAACAGGGAGCCAAAAGTCCTTACTATAAGTGTCTTTTGTGCGATACTTTTTACCATCATCACCATTAGCTGCAATCTGATACCACCCATTACTAGGCTTAGTAACATGACCAGATTCCAGTGCCATGTCCAGCAGGCCCGACCATTTGCTAATACCACCTTCAAAAGAAACTTCTACAGGAATCTTCGATTTTTCACGAACATATCGGGACTTCTCAACATTAATGATAAAGTTATAGCCTTTAATCTCAGTGCCTACTTTATCTTGTTGACGCCCAATGATAAAGATATTATCTGCAGAGTAGTAAATACCTGTGCCGCCAGAAACAATGTCCTTAGGAAACAAACCAATTTCTTTGTATGTATGGTTAACAACAACAGCAGGGATATCCTTAATTGTAAGGTGGGGTGTAATCATACGAAACAAAGACTTCATTTGTTTTGCTCTTGTCATATCTGCAACCGACTTACCTTCAAGGGCATCATCAACTTCTTTCTTAGAAGCCAAGTTGCCAACTGAATCCACAATAACCATAACATGTTCGCCGCGTTCAATACCATTCAATTGTGACATCACGTCATGTTTTAGTTGTTCAATATCAGTAATAGGTGTATGAACCACTCTGTCAGTGTCAATACCAAAACTTGTAAAGTAACCTTGCGGCGCACCAAACTCCGAATCGTAAAACAATACGACAGCATCATCATACTTATCTAAGTAAGACTTTGCGAGCAACATTGCAAAGGCTGTCTTAAAGTGCTTGGACGGCCCTGCAAATACTGTCAATCCGGGTGTAAGGCCTCCATCCAAACGACCTGACAATGCTACATTCAAAGCAGGGACAGATGTTTGGATTAGATCCTTTGTTCCAAAAAATTTAGATTTTGTAAGAACTGCCGATTCTTTAATCGTTGAATTCTTTTTTAGTTTATCAATTAGACTCATAATTTACTCCTATACATTTTCTAGGATCGTGAATATCAAGAAGCATATCTCTTACTTCTTCATATGGTTTCTGATATGAAATCTGAAAAACAATCCTATCTTTATTTATGGCTCTAATGCCATGATACTTCTGTGTATTTAACAGAACCGGTTGACTATATCTACAACTATAAATTGGTCTTTTGTCGTCAATATTTACATAAAAATCTGTCGGGGCATTTTCAAGTGTAATAGGAATAGAAACGTTACACTCACGGATACCCGGAATATCCTGATGGACAACAACTTCCTCACCAGCCCTCACAAGTAAAAACTGAGCGCCGTCTCCTTTATATCTTTCTTTAACACGATTAGCCATATCCACAAGCCAATCGGGCCAAGCAAGATCGCCTTCAAATTTCATTGCCGATAAATTAATACCATAAGCATCACCGGAATATACCGCTTCATTACCCTCTACCTTAACATCAGGTTTAGAAGCAAGCGGAATAAATTTACCCGCTTCATATAACTCACCGGCACCCTGCGTCAAACAAAACATTTCATAATCCGTTGTCATATTAGAAATGTTTTCATAAAAATAATCTTCTAACATATGTAAGGTATCCGCTTAATTAAGTCCTCATAGGATTCGTTAAATATACTAATCTTTAGTATGATTCTTTCTTCGTCACCTGTTGTAACACCATGTAATTTAGTTGTATCCAAGACACATTGTTCATAAACATAATCTACATCCCCGACAGTTACAGGCGCAGGATCATCAGTAATTACAAAATTAATTGAACATGTTGTATTGTGGTCAACGTGCATAGGCAAAACTGAATTTGGTTCTTGCCAATAAAATCTAGGTTTACCTTCTACATCAAAGTCCTTCATAATTTGTTCAATGTAATCGTTACTATACCTTAAAATTAACCAAGTGTCAAGACTTTTTTCGTATCTTGGGTCAGTATAGGGGCGAGCAATATCCTTTACACTGTCTGCAACAACCAACAGTTTGTCTTTATTCAGAGGATAATTTAAATGTGTAACAGGATTCATTATTCTTCAGAGCCATAAACAATTTTATACAAATCAGGTTTGAAATATGTATCTGGCTTCATAACCTTACCATTTTCATCCTTAATTACTTTGCCATCCACACACTTACTCATGTTAGATGCACGAACTTGGCTCCATACATCTTCAAAGGAGATACCGACAGTGTTGGCGAGACCCATGATAACCCAGACCATGTCAGCCAACCCATCAGCGACTTCCATTAGATCTTGATTGGCATACGCCTCTTTTGTTTCTTCCCATTCTTCACGAATGAGTTCCATATACAAATATGCCTGACCAGAATCCAACCCCTGATGGGAAGGCTGATCACAGGCGTCCATAAATTTTTTAACATCAACTTGATACATTACGAAAATAAGTCCTCTAGTGTAGCGACCGGGCGTGTATTCCAGCCCAAGCCTTTTGCAATTGTATTTAGTGGTTCAACAAACGACTTTTCAAATATAGTTTCATAGTCTACATATTTGTGTAAGTCAAATTCTACAGGCAATTTAGAATTAAATGCAATTGTATTTTCACCCAATGTATTAGGCTCTTTCAAATACAGGAATTTAATTTTATCACCATCCTGCACATGTTCATACTTGTGTCCGACTTTATGTTTGTCCAACATATAATTATATAACAGAGCACCCCGAACATGTATGGGTGTCCCTTTTTCATAGATATGAGAAGTCGATGTATATTTTTGCAAATTGTTACATCCTCGAGGAAATGCAATTTTTTCAACTTCCATTTTTCTAAACTCCTGCCAATTAGATTCTACAAAGTCTTGTAGAGCCTGTTCATCAGATGTTAGGCATAGTTTCACAGCACTCCGCAAACTTTCTCGCACAGGCGCAGGCGTAGATGATCTGACAATCTCGAGTCCCATAACTTTTAGTTTAGGCTCTTGATACCTTACACCTTCATTGTCATATACATTCAGAGCATACCGCTTCTTGGCAACCCATATGCCCCTGTCAGCAATAGCCTCACGTTTAAAGTATATCTTTTTATCAAAGGCGTTTGTATATTCTGCAAGTGACTCCATAGCCTTATTAATTACAGGCTCAATTTTATCTTCACCTATTTTATCCAGCGAACCAATAATTGTATTGTAATCTTTGTCAGCAAAAAACTTTTGCACAAGTTTGTCCATAGTGATATAGCAGGAGTCTGTGTCCGAATAAAAGGAATACATCTCCCCTTCAGTGCCACATACTTTGTTTAGATAATCGTCAAGGGCCTTGGCGGTCTGTCTAATAATAAACTGACCTGTCATAGTAATACCCTCGGCGATGCGGTCATCATAGTATCTAAAATACTCATTACCCAACGCACCAAACAAACTGTTCAACTGAATCTTACGAGCCATCTGAAAGTTGTTGAACTTTGCAATGTTATTAAGATATTTTTTGTCCTTTGTTTTTTCATAATCATTCTGTGCCTGAATCATAAGTTTTTTGTATCGCTGTCTATCATCAAAAAACTTCTGCACAATTTCAGGAAACAAACCTTGTTTATCGCGACTAAACCTTGCACCATTAGCTGTCACCGCATATTGGTCATCCATTTTATCTCGGCGTTCCAACATACCCTCAACAGTGCAGTCAACCATACCAGGCAACAACATCTCAGGAGACATGTTATATTGCATAATAATTGAAGGATATAGGGACGTTGCATCAAATGACATAACCCAATCATAACGTCCGGGCTTAGGCTCCTGCACAAAGGCACCCTCAATACGCCGACCTTCAGCATGTTTACGTTGCGGAATCATAATGCCTTTGTCCAGCAAGTGATTGTATAACAAACAATCCCACGTTCTAACCGAAGAGAAAATATCCTTAAAGTTTGCCTTGGCATCATATGTCATTGTAGCAATCAGCTCAATGAGTTTCATTTTATCTTCGAGCTCGTCAACAAGTTTAGTATCAATAATGTTGTAATCAATAAAGCGATTCCAATCATTTTCATAGAACTCCTTAAATGTGTCAAAGCCACTTTCAAGTTTGTTCTTACCTAGTTCGACCTCAGCGATATAATCAAGTTTGTATGACTCTTGTGCTGTATAAGTAAACTTTTTATAAAGATCCAAATAGTCTAATTGTGAGACGCCTTTGATGTCATATGTAGTGACCTCTTTGTTATTCAAACGAATAGCACGACGTCTTGTCATATTGAAAGGACTCAAGGCATTTTTTGCATCATTACCAAACAGCCTGTCCATGCGAGCAACTAAATAAGGAATATCAAAAAGTTCCAAGTTCCAACCTGTAACAATATCAGGATATTCATTACACCACCATGTGCCAAACTTTGTTAGCAGTTCTTTTTCATCTTCACATGGCGTATAATCTACTTTAAGATCCTCGGTCTCCTCGCCAGGAGACCAGTTACCTTCACCCCATGTTTTAATCTCCTTAGTGTAATTATTCATTACTGTAATAAGAAGTATTTTTTCCACAGGGTTATCCACATCTGGGAACCCACCTTCTGCGGTTGTTTCAATATCTATAGACCAAATAGAAAGTTGTGAAAGGTCAAAGTCAATCTCACCAGGATATTGTGAGGACAAAAACTGATAAGTTAAATCAGTTTGACCGTAGATAGGATAGTTTTCAATGCCATCATATTTGTCAATGAACTCTTTACAATCTGAGTTGGAATCAAAAACAATAGGCTTCAAGTTCTCATCATAGAGTCCCTTGAAGCCTGTCTCATCCGCAGAGCGGACATATAATGTAGGTTGAAATTCATGGCGCGAATTAAATCGCTTACCATCGCGAACGCCCCGCAATAAAATTTTGTTGCCGTATTGCCAGGCCCATGTGTAAAAGTTTTGTTTCATACTCTAGTTATACTAGATATTAAAGGAAATGTCAATCCTTTATTTTCCAAAAGTAATCATCCTGGTCACCTAAACGATATTCATAGCCATTTTCCACTTGATAATATTCAGTAGAAACTTTGAAGTCTGGCATCTTAGGCTCAGGCGGCGTCAATGAATTGTCATATACACGCATACGATTATTAGGATATGCGGCATACTGCCCATTCTCAAGTTCAATAACGTTAAAAGATTTATGTTCTTCTGGAACTTCGGCTGTGCTATAATCAGGCTCATCTGTTTGGGGATGATAATTATCCAACGTAAAACAATAAGTGCCTTTAATAATTTGATGACTTCTTGTAAACACTTCAAAGTCCATACTACCAATAAACTGCTTATAGATAGCTGTTACACCATAGTCCATTGCGTTCCAAAATTGCAAATCATTGAGAGGCAAATCTGGTTCGGGGGTTTTCGGTTCTGATACAAAAGCACTGATAGGTAACTTGTCAAACAATGCACCATACTCAGGCAAATATGTTTCAAAGTAAAATGCTCTGCCTGGTAGGGATTTACATGTTACCCAATGACCTTCTACAAACTCACCATGTCCTTCTTTATGGTCCATAAGATATTCCTTACGGACATAAACTTTATTATTGGGGAGATTACAAAGTAGTGTAGACATTATGTAACAATCTTAGGCTTATTAGGAACAACAACACCTGAACCATATGCTGAATTATATTCATTTAGCAAACTTACACTTGGCTTCATAAGTGCTACAACATGACCAGGCATAATCTGGACTTTACCTGACTCTGCATACGGAGCATATGGTGCAAGACCAATGCCAAACTTTTGTTCATTATTTTGGTCGGGAATTAGCATAATAACTGCTGGAGATTCAATTTCAATAAAGGTGCGGCCTTCAAGTTCTACATCACTCACTTGACCGATAAGTTCCTCACCTGAGGATAGTTTCACAATTTGTGTCATAATTAGTCCTTATAATTTAGGGGAGCCTTTGTGGCTCCCCTTTATTTATACTAGTCTTGCAAGAACTTTTTATCGGATAAACCAATTTTAATTTCTTTTGGCTTGCGTTCTTCTGGGACTACATGTTCGAGAAAGATTTTCAACATACCTTGCACGAACGCCGCACCTGTCACTTGAACATCTTGATTGAGTGCGAAAGTTTTAGTGAAGTTTCTTGCACCAATTCCTTTATGCAGAAATGTGCGTTCATCTTCTTCACTCTGCATACCTTGAACAACAAGTTTGTTTCCTTCTGGAACCTGAACAAGTGAAAGTTCCTCTTCAGTAAATCCAGCGGCGGCGAACTCAATAGTGTATTTACCTTCGCCGTTGTCTATAATGTTGTAAGGTGGATAATTGTTTGAGAGTTCAGCTACCGTATTAATGTTATCAAATACTTTATCAAAACCGATAGTGAATGGGGTTAGTGAATTTGCGATCTCGTGAAGATCGTGTGCTTTAAATTTGCGAACAACCATGTTCATCTCCTTAAATAAGCGAGTTTAAATATATCGACCCATAAGGCATCGATACATTATATATAGTTACTTTTTTAAAAAAGTCAAGACTTTTTGGCTATTTTTTTCTACCAATATTATATTTGGTAACCAATTCCCATTCGTTTTTTTCTTTATAAGCAATAATTTTTATATGGCTCATTGGTGCCTGGTTCTCATGTATTTCTGGATTTATAATTTCCAGTAAGCCCCAGTCCGAAAGAAGTTTTGCGATAGTATTTCTGCGCTCTAGATCTGCATCCTCAAAGTCGGCATCTTTGCCGTCAAGGGAAAACAATTCCTTGAAGTGCGTGATAAAATATCTACCTTGCTTATGTAGAATATGACAGGATTGATAAAGGACTTTATCTTTACGAGAAGCTACACCTATTCTTGAAAGTGTTTCTCGAATTTTGAGAAAGTCATCTGAATTTTTTAGTTTGATTTCCAAGGGTGCATAACCAGGATAATCAATATTAAAGAAATCGACACTCATATTATTGCTCTTATAATGTAATTCTAATAATTATTTATAAGATGCTATTTTTTGCCGCCTTTATTCAATCGTTGTCTGATAAGTTCTAAATCATCCTGTGACAAAATGCGTAATGCTTCCTGTGCCTTTACATTACCATAACCAAAGTATTCTTTTACAATTTC